GTAAACTTTGCGCGGTACTTTTCCCCGCTGCCGTGGCACTCGTCACACTCAATCCAAGCTTCTTCGAGGTCACCGCCACGGATGGGGTCGGGGACAGCACGTGTCCCCTCAACTTTTGCGTGACCGCCACACTTCCAACACCAGCACCGTTCGACGGTACCCTCAGTTGTGATTTCCATTTGGCCAATCTCCATTTGTTGGCGTTGCGATTACTTACCCATACATGTATAAAAACAGCCCGTCAACAAAAAAAGAACGGGGCCAGTTCGAAAACCAGCCCCGCCCAAGGTTCAACCAACGAAAGGAACCTTACAAGGAATCAACCAACCTCGTAAGGTGTGCATAGTTTTAACACCGAGGAGAGATGCCTGTCAAGCCACTTTTTGCATTCGAATTCGTTTTTTCCGACATACAAGGCAACCCACTTCGGATAATCTACGCAATGTTTCGACTTGACAAGTTCGCGGCTTGTCTCCCCAATTCGAACCGACGATACCGGGACAACAACCTCGTGCCGCGAACCCTTCGAGGAAACATACGGCAGCAGGTCATCACCCCTGCGGTCTTTGAACAGTTTAATTTTCCTCATCCGTGGCATCCCCATCCAGAAATTCCAAATAAATATCTATGGCGTCCCGAATCAGGTCAGCAACCGCCACCTGTTCGAGGCTTCGTTTTTGCATCCGGGTTGAATGCGCCGAAAGTCTATCGTACTGGACCTGTGTCATCAACAGGTTGTACGTCTTGGTCGGTTCATTTATCTTCGGTGGTCTTGGCATCCCGCAGTTCCTTGTCTAGCTGTTTACCCAATTTCTTTTTCTTCTTGTTCGGAATGGTTCTATTCCTATAAGAAGGTTCCCTAAGAGATTTAGCTACAGGGTTAATTTTAATAGGTTTTTTCATAGTAGGGTTATCCTAATAGGGATTATATAGGGGGAGAGTAAGGGTTCGTGGCAATCTTGTCAAGCCCAAAAAAATCCTGTTGACGGGGTTTCCTGTATCGTGTATCGATTGGGGCATGGCTACTTGGATAAAAGATTTCGTCGATGATTTGCCACTCGGTCCGAACGGTCGGCTCCGGATGGACTGCCCATCGTGCGGGAAGAAAAGTACCTTTAGCGTTTCCGAAGTAAACGGGGAACGCTTGTGGTATTGTTTCCACGCAGATTGTGATGTGCGAGGCCGGTCCGGATTTCGTATCCGAAAAGATACACCGTACCACCCGCTGTTGTCAAAGACCAAGACGGAATTAAAACCGGACACTTATGTAGGAGAGTTCCAAGTTCCGGATACTTTCGTCCCCTTGTCCCGAAGCCCGGAGGCCGAATCGTATGTTCGCCGCGTCAATGCTTACGAAGCTTATCGTAATGGGTTGGCCGACATACGCTACGACTTCCGGATGAATCGTGTCGTTTACTTGGTTAAACGAAACAAACGAATTGTGGATGCGGCGGGACGTGCCCTCGACAAGCATGTGAAACCGAAGTGGTGGAGATATGGAAACTCAGGTAATCCTTTCGTCTGCGGGAGCGGGCGTGTCGGTATTCTTTTGGAAGACTGTGCTAGTGCTTGCAGTGTACCTACTGTTTTTTCGGGGATAGCCCTGCTCGGAACGAGCCTCCCCGAATCCTACATCCCAACCCTGCGAACCTTCGACCGTCTCGTCGTGGCCCTTGACAAAGACGCCACACAGAAGGCAATAAGTTTGGTTCGAAGGCTGCAAGGCATCCGGCCAACCAGTTTAGTTATCTTAGATAAAGACGTAAAGGACATGACGGAAGATGAACGGAAGCGAACATTCCACAGATATATCACTTGAAAAACAGGTACTTAGTTACCTTTTGAACAACGGGTTCTACGACCGCGTGAAGAACATTGTCACTCGCGACATGTTCGAGGGACGGTTCGTAACCCTGTTCGATTCGATAGCGTACGCACATAAGACGTACGGAACCGACCTCCATCCGAATCAGTTGGCTGCTGTTGTCAACGACCGAAACCCGGCTATGCCAAAGTCGGCAATGTATGAGATTTACGAAATCATCGAATCGTTGCCGCATCGCATGTCCGAATCGGGTGACCTCGAATATGATGTGGTCAAGAACTTTTGGGTGCGTGACCGTGCGCGGCAGATTGGTGAGAAGGCGATTGCCATCTTCACCGGGGAATCCGAACATTTCGGTGAACTCAAGACCTTGATTGATATGGTCGAGGACGGTCGCATGACCGACAAGACAACCTATAGTGAACTCGACAAAGGTTTGTCCCAACTCTTGGAAGAGGAGGTTGGTGACCCGGACTTCCCGTTCGAGTGGGACGTGTTGTCCAGCATGTTGCCGGGACTCGACCGGGGCAACCTCGGCATCATCTTTGCCCGTCCGGAGGTTGGCAAGACAACCTTCTGCTCTTTCCTAGCCGCGAACTACATTAGGAACAAACAAAAGGTCGTCTATTGGGCGAACGAGGAACCCGCCGAGAAAATCAAGATGCGGATTATCCAGTCGTACTTTGCGAAGACGCGCGAGGAGATGAAGAGTGCGTCCGAGGAACTCGACCAGATTTACTTGCAGGACATCAATCCGTACTTGACGGTCATGGATTCGGTCGGCACGTCGATGGACGAGTTGAATGATTACGCGCAGCTAAACGAACCTGACGTGATGTTCTGTGACCAGCTAGACAAGTTTCGGGTTGCAGGGGATTTCAACCGGGGCGACGAGCGTCTCAAGGAAACATACGTCCTTGCCCGTGAGATTGCCAAGCGTAACAAGCTTCTTGTGTGGTCGGTTAGTCAGGCAAGCTACGAGGCACACGACAGGCAATTCATCGACTACTCGATGCTCGACGGCTCACGAACCGGCAAGGCGGGTGAAGCTGATGTTATCATCGGCATCGGCAAGACTGGTACTTCCGAAGAAGAGAACACGGTTCGCCACATCTGCATCTCCAAAAACAAGTTGAACGGATGGCACGGTATGATAAACTGCCACATTGATATCCACAGAGGAGTTTACTTCTGATGAGTAACCACGAGAACCAAGAGGTCTTGGAGCAGTTGTTCGAAGAGGAACTCGAACACGCAGAGAAGCGGTGGCCAAAACTCTCCCACGAACAACTGGAGAAGATTGCTGCATATCTTGCAGAGAAACGATTTGAAGAGGTGGCGGTATGAACGTCCTTACCTTTGACATCGAGACGACACACGTTGAGAAGCCGAACGGCTCTACGACACCCTTGCCCTACTTCGGCAACTCGCTTGTGTCCATCGGGTACAAGTGGCTCGGTGAGGAACACGTTCACTACCCCTGCTTCTACCACAGCGTACGAGAACCACACGAGTTCGCAGCGGACCTGTTCCAAGCTGCCTTAGACAAGGCCGATGTGGTTGTCGGCCAAAACATCAAGTTCGACCTGTCGTGGATTCGCGACTGCGGCTTTACTTACGAGGGACACATCTATGATACGATGGTTGCGGAATACATCTTGTCGAGGGCACGGCGTTGGCCTCTGGGACTTGCTAGTCTTGCAGAAAAGTATAGTGGAATACAAAAGGAGGCGGACCTTGTTGCACCGTATTTCAAGGAGGGTAAAACATTTTATGACATCCCTTGGGATATAATCGAAACGTACGGCAAGGCTGATGTCCTTGCAACCGAGCAAGTTGCACTTGCACAACTCGAAGCCTTTGGCACGACATTTGAGGAACTATTCAATGAACAATCAGGCACTCTTGCCCACTTTGCGTCTGTCGCTTGAGGTTACGGACGCCCTTGCAACCATCGAACGCAACGGTATCAAGATAAATCGCGAGACCCTTGCAGAGATTCGCAAACAATATGAGGAAGAACTGTTCACCCTAGAGCGTCGGCTACAGGAACTCGCCGCAGACGCGATGGGTGACACCCCAATCAACCTCGACAGTCCGGACGACCGCTCCAAGCTTTTCTATTCCTGTGAGGTTCGTGACAAGAAGAGGTGGGCAACCCTCTTCAACTTGGGCCACGAGGTTCGCGGCGCGACCAAGAAGCCGAAGCGGCGAACCCGCATGGCTCGTGGTGAATTCAAACGGCACGTCTTGAATGAAACAAACCTTTTGTATAAGACCCGTGGTAGACAGTGCCTAGATTGCGCTGGAAAGGGCCGCTACACGCCTCCACGCAAAGATGGCACCCCCGGTAAGGCAATCCGCATTTGCAAGCCCTGTGGAGGCTCTGGCGTCGTTTATGAAAATATGGGGGAGGTTGCTGGGTTCAAGATTCTTCCCCGCGACCCGTACGATGTTGCGGCTGCCGGGTTCAAGACTGACAAGGCAACCTTGGAAGAGGTCATGACATCCCTGCGAGGAGACGCACGAGAGTTTGCCGAGGCTTACGTCCGCTACTCCGCTGTTCGAACCTACCTTCGTTCCTTTGTCGAGGGCATGGAGAACAACATGGACCGCGAGGGGTTCATCCACACAGAGTATATGCAATGTGTGACGGCAACCGGACGCCTGTCTTCTCGTAACCCGAACTTCCAGAATATGCCGCGAGGCTCCACCTTCATCATCCGCAAGGCTGTCGAAAGCAGGTTCGCGGGAGGTTCTATCTTGGAAGGTGACTACGCACAGTTGGAGTTTCGGGTTGCCGGGTTCCTTGCGGGTGACGTTGGTATACAAGAAGATGTCGAGGCTGGGACAGATGTGCATAACTACACAGCCAGCATCATCGGTTGTACCCGGCAAGAAGCCAAAGCCCACACCTTCAAGCCGCTCTACGGCGGTGTTAGCGGCACCGAAGACCAGAAGCGTTACTACCAAGCGTTCAAGGAAAAGTATAGCGGTGTGACAGAATGGCACGACCGTCTCCAGAAGGATGCGGTGACCAAGAAATTCATTTCGATTCCATCTGGCAGACAGTATTGTTTTCCGGGAACAACGTGGACAGAATGGGGCACAGCCACGAACCGGACAGCAATTTGCAATTATCCTGTTCAAGGTTTTGCAACGGCAGACCTTTTGCCTATCGCTCTGGTTGCGCTGCACAAAGCGTTAAAAGACAGTGGGTTACGCTCCGTCATTTGCAACACGGTTCACGACTCGATTGTCATGGATGTCTATCCGGGAGAGGAGCAGCAGTGTATTGATATCATGTCACAAAGTATGCTATCCATAGCGGACGAGACGGAAAGGCGTTACGGAATTCGATACTATATGCCAGTTGGTATCGAACTAAAAATGGGAAAAAACTGGCTTGACTTGCAGGAAGTGTTGGTTGTATAATACCTTCACCTTCTAACCAAACCCAATGAGGTATAAAGACATGGGTACAGAAATCCAAACTATGAACGACGAACTGAATAACTTCCTGACCGCATTCGATTCGGGCGACGAAGAAGCCCTGATGAAGATGTCAGGTCAGTCCGAACAGGACAGTGGTCCCCGCTTGGGACTGCCTCGCCTGACCATCAACTACGAAGCTGAGACCGAAGAGGGCTTGTCCCTCAAGCGTGGTGCGTGGCGAATCTGGAATGGTTCTGCTGTGGTCTACGCTGACAAGGTACAGTTCCGTCCCTTGATGCGTACGTACGAGTGGTCGGTGTGGAACCAAGAGGAAGGCAAGTTCTCCTGCAAGTCTGTGCAGCGGACCGGTCTTTCTGGTGAGTTCCCGGATACTGCCGGGGGCAACAAGTGTGGTCGCCTCTCTCGTCAAGAAGAGGAGCAGCTTCCGTCGGATGACCCTCGCGTCCTGTTGAGCCGTTCCGTGAATTGCAACCAAGTGATTTACGGTGTTCTCAGCGCGGCTGATGCAACCCTCGCAGACGGCACTCCGGCACCTGTCGAAGAACTGCCGTTCGTTGCGTACTTCAAGCGTTCGGGCTTCCGTCCGGTTCGCGAGTTCATCGACCAGCAACTGACACGCAAGAAGATTCTGATGCAAAAGGCCGTAATCGAAATGGGTACGGACAAGCAGAAGAATGGCGGCGTTGTCTACTGGACTCCGAAACTCAGCCTCGTCAAGGAAGTGTCCATCTCGGATGCTGACAAGGAACTCATCAAGCAGTTTGCAGAAACTGTTAAAGGCCACAACGATTCTGTTATGCAGGAGTATCGTGAGGCTGCCAAGATGAGCATGAGCGATGATGACATCGACCTCTCACAGAGGTTCGCAAGCTAGGATGTTACAGCTTCTGGAAGTTCAGGACTTCCTGCAAAAGGCGGGGCGGGGGGAGATAGACTCCTCCCGTCTCGACTCTCTTGTGGAGCAGTTCGGTGAGGATTGCAAGACGGCTATCCGTAAGCAGATGACAAGGCGTTCGGGCTACAACCTTCGGATGTCCGGTCTCGGTCGCCCCCTGTGCCAGCAACAATTAGAGAAGAAAGGAATGCAGCAGGATGTCGCCTATAACGATATTGTGCGTTTTCTTATTGGTGATTTAGTCGAGGCTTTTGCTGTCTTCACGATGAAGGCTGCTGGCTTGAACGTCGTTTCGGAACAGGACAAGTGTTCTCTTGAGGTTGCCGGGACGACTGTCAATGGCACACTCGATATCATACTCGAAGAGAATGGTGTTGAGAAAGTTTGGGATATCAAATCTACAAGTCCGTGGTCCTTCGACAACAAGTTCTCAGGGCGGGGTGGCTACGACGCCATCAAGGAGGACGACCCATTCGGTTACATCATGCAGGGCTACCTCTATGCTGAGTCGAAGGGGATGCCGTTCGGAGGGTGGATTGCCATCAACAAGTCGAGCGGGGAATGGGACTTTGTAGAGGCTCCTGACGACCAGACAGAAGACCGGGAAGCTTACTTGAAAGAAGCAGCCCGCCGTGTCGAGGCCATCCTCAACGATGAGAAGTTCAAGGTACCTTTCACATCTGTCCCTGAGATGTATACGGAGAAGGGCGTCAAGTACGAGACCGGCAACCGGCTCATGCCAAAGACCTGCACCTTCTGTTCGTTCAAGGAACACTGCTGGAAGAGTGCAGAGTATCATCCGAAAGTCACGTCCAAGGCAAAGTCGAAGCCGATGGCGTGGTACACGAAGTTGGTGAAAAGGGAACTATGATATGCCTATCCTTTACACCGACCGCTACGAACTCAAGCTGCTGGAGTTAAATCCACAACTCCGGCACGTGTTCGTGGATTCTCACGAGAGCAAGGGCGGCGAACCCGCTCTGGTCAAGATACGGAACAATGACCGCTCCTTGCCTCTCACCCTGCGTAACAACTACTCCGAATCTGGTTACTTGGTTTCTGATACGGAAGCCAGAGATATCGTGCGTATTGAAGAGGAGATACAGCAATTAAGTCACGCGCTAAGAATGGGGGCAACAGTGTGTCTCCCGACAATCCACGTGAACGAGGAATTATCTCGTCTAAAAAAGTATACCCCAAAAGTCGAACAGTATCTGTTAAAAAGGCTGGGAATGATGAAGCAAGCATTTCCTCTGCAAGACTTATGAGAAGTATCCGCTTCCGTTCACAATTCGAATCCAACATTGCCCGACTCTTGATTGAAAAGGGTATCGCATTCGAATATGAAAAGACGAAGGTAACCTACGTTCCCAAGCCGCGAACCTACACTCCGGACTTCTACTTCCCGGAGACGGACGTGTACGTAGAAACAAAAGGCCACCTCGACAAAGGTGACCGTGTGAAGATGCTTCTCGTAAAGGAACAAAATCCGGAACTCGATATCCGGTTTGTTTTCCTCCGGGCGTCGAATAAGATTTACAAAGGGTCCAAGACTACGTATGCTGACTGGGCTACGAAGCACGGGTTCCGCTGGGCCGAGGGTTCCATTCCAGATGATTGGTGTAAGAAATGACAGACAGTTTTGACATTGAATCCGAAATAGAAAAGATGTCTCTTTTGGAAGGGCGGTATTACATCATATTGCGGCCTACCGGAAATGAGAACTTTGCGCTTTCGGCGTACGCAACTGTAAACGAGGTAGAAGAGGGTGAATACTTCGATGCCGCTGCCGTTGCACAGGAGGGCTTGATAGCCGCCCTCACAGATAACTTGGACTTCATCTTCGACAAAGGCATCGAGGCTTTGAAGCACCGCGAACTCGCCGAGGCTATCAGCGACAGCGTAGATGCGGATTCGGACATCGGTCGTATCGCCCGTGCAGAGCAAGAGGGCAATGTCTTCCACGTAAAATTTGGAAAGAAACAATGATTCGTGAAAACTGGAATTTGAATAACTATCAGATGCAAGCCCGTAAGTTTGCCATCTATCCGGAGCATTCCAAGGTAACGTACCCGGCCCTCGGACTCGCTGGGGAAGCCGGGGAGGTTGCTGACAAGGTGAAGAAGATTATCCGGGATGGTCGGGATGACGCGCAGTTCAAAGGGGAGATTGCCAAGGAGATTGGTGACGTGCTTTGGTATTGTGCCACCCTCGCAGATGACTTGGGCTTCTCCCTGCAACAGGTTGCTGAGATGAACATTTACAAGTTGCAACAGCGCAAGTCTGCTGGTAACATCGTTGGCAGTGGTGACAACAGATGATAAGTCCTAATTCGATGAGACACGAGGCATACATGAAAATGAAGGCAACGGAAGAAGACGAAGAGAAGCTATTGAACGAGTTTTACGCGGAACGAGCCGACATGGTGAACAGTCCGCCGCACTACAATCAAGCAGGGATTGAGTGCATCGATGCTATCGAAGCTGCCACAGGTGACGGCTACGAGTATTACCTGCAAGGAAACATTATGAAGTACGTGTGGCGATACCGCTACAAGAACGGTGCAGAAGACCTAAAGAAAGCCCGCTGGTACTTGGACAAACTAATAGAGGAAACAACCAATGAATAATATGCTACCAACACCATACCAACAGTTTATCCACAAGTCGCGATATGCTCGTTGGCTCGATGACGAACAGCGCAGGGAGAACTGGGATGAGACTGTATCTCGATATGTTTCTTTTATGGCTGACCATGTGCGTGATAACCACGGCTATAAGCTTTCTGATTCACTGAGAAGTGAGGTCACGGACGGTATCATGTCGCTTGCGGTTATGCCGTCGATGCGGGCGATGATGACATCCGGACCCGCCCTAGCCCGTGACAACATCTGCGGCTACAACTGCTCGTACATCCCGGTGGACAGCCCTCGTTCGTTCGACGAGTGTATGTATATCCTGATGTGCGGAACGGGTGTGGGCTTTTCTGTGGAGCGTGAAAACGTGGACAAGCTTCCGGTTGTCAGCGATGCGATGCACGACTCGGACACCGTGATTAAAGTCGGAGACTCGAAGCCCGGATGGGCCAAGTCCCTGCGCGAACTCATCGGTCTTTTGTACGTTGGACAAATCCCTACGTGGGACTTGTCGGGGGTACGCGCGTCCGGTGAACGCCTCAAGACTATGGGTGGCCGTGCCTCCGGGCCGGGACCACTCGACGACCTGTTCAAGTTTACCGTTGCCCTGTTCAAGAAGGCACAGGGTCGCAAGCTATTTCCTATCGAGTGTCACGACCTGATGTGCAAGATTGGGGAGATTGTCGTGGTTGGCGGGGTCCGCCGCTCGGCCCTCATCTCACTCAGCAACCTGAATGATGACCAGATGGCACACGCCAAGTCCGGCATGTGGTGGGAACACGAGGGTCAACGTGCCCTTGCGAACAATTCGGTTGCGTACAAGGGTAAGCCAGAGATGGGTACCTTTATGCGCGAGTGGCTTTCCCTCTACGATTCCAAGTCGGGTGAGCGGGGTATCTTCAACCGTGAAGCGGCAGACAAGCAGGTTGCTCGGAACGACCGCCGGGAGGTTGGTCACATGTGGGGCACGAACCCCTGCTCCGAGATTATCCTGCGTCCGTATCAGTTTTGCAACCTGTCGGAGGTTGTCGTGCGCGAGTCCGATACCCTCGACTCCTTGAAGAAGAAGGTGCGCCTTGCAACCATCCTCGGAACTCTCCAGTCAACCCTGACTGACTTCAAATATTTGAGGAAGATATGGAAGACAAACACAGAAGAAGAACGCTTGTTGGGCGTATCCTTGACTGGTATCATGGACCATCCCGTGCTTTCAAAGCCCGTAGACTCCAAAAGATGGCTCGAAGAGATGCGGCAAGTAGCCGTAGACACGAACGAGGAGTTCGCGGAGAAGCTTGGTATTCCACAGTCGGCTGCCATCACCTGTGTAAAGCCGTCGGGTACTGTATCGCAACTGGTGGACGCTGCAAGCGGCATTCACGCTAGGCACAACGACTACTACATCCGCACGGTTCGTGGCGATAACAAAGACCCCCTGACACAGTTCCTCAAGGACCGGGGCGTCTACAACGAGGCGTGTGTGATGAAACCAGATTCAACCACGGTGTTCTCGTTCGCTATGAAATCTCCGGAGGGTGCGGTTACTCGCGACGACATGACAGCCGTCGAGCAACTCGAACTGTGGAAAGTTTACGCAATCCACTGGTGCGAACACAAACCATCCGTGACCATCACCGTGAAAGAACACGAGTGGATGGATGTGGGTTCGTGGGTGTTCGAAAACTTCGACGTTGCGTCGGGCGTATCGTTCCTTCCGCACTCGGACCACACGTATCAACAGGCTCCGTATCAGGACATCGAGGCGGATGACTACGCGGAGTGGCAACTTGCGTATGGCGGCTTGGAGATTGACTGGCAAGCCCTTTCGGAGTACGAACGGGAGGACAACACCTCCGGTTCCCGCGAACTCGCTTGTACGGCAGGAGTGTGTGAGGTCGTAGACTTGAATGCAGCCTGACCATTGCAAGGGCTGTAAGCATCTCTGGACAGGCGGTACTAAGGGTAAGTGGTGCTGCCTGTTCGGGAGACTTGCAAAGAAAGCGGTCGGTCACTGTAAACTGAAAGGTGGTAAAGTCAACCATCCGGCAATCCCGGATAGTTCAACCAGAATGAACGGAGGAGAAAACAAATGAGTTATT